AGTTCCAGCTTAGAAACATTAGCAGATGAAAGTCCTACGTTATAGATTTCACCCTTCATCGTATTGAAATTATAGATTGCATGGATGAAAGCATCACACACATCACGAACATGGATATAGTTACGTTTGAAATGTCCTTCAAAGATGATCACATAGCCATCATTGACAGCACGGTAAGTCAAATCATTTACCAACAAATCAGTACGCATACGTGGAGACATACCAAATACAGTAGCCAAACGGTAACTGATTGAGTTCTCACGTTGCATCAACATCTCTTCTACTTTAACCTTATCAATAGCATACTTGGAGATAGGATTAAGTGGAGACTCTTCAGTACAGAAATTATTCTCATCACCCGAACCATATGCTGAATTGGTAGTAGGCATAATAATTCTTTGTTCTTTAGATACTTTATCTAGCATCATAAAGATTGCTTCTTTGTTCGTAGTATCTGCACCAACAATATCTTTATTGCACAGAGGCGCACCCACCAAAGCAGCCAAAGGAATAATCACATCAGCATCTTTTAACAAAGGTTGAATGTGAGCTATGTTACGAATATCACCGTTGATTACATTAAATCCTGACCTAGAACATAGATGATTCAGGCTGGATTGTTTGTACATAAAATTATCGAGTACAGTTACTTTGAATCCCAAATCTAAAAGAAACTCTGTTAAGATAGAACCAATGTATCCTGCACCACCTGTTATTAAAACATTATTCATATTACACCTTATCCAATACGTCAGTTATTTCTTTGATTGCATTTATACTTAATGATGGGTAGTTGCCTACGTAAAAACTATAAAAATGCATATGTTCTGTGTTAGGATAGTTCTTGTAATGATCTTCTGGAACAATACCTTTCAGATATGGTTGACGTAATTGATTACCACCGCCAGCAGAACCACGACGAAACTCAATTTCATTATCACGCATCTTACCCATCAACCTTTGAACAAACTCTTTGTTTGCATACTCAGGTTGTAGAACAATATTGAATGCATAATTACTGCAACCAACTAAACGAAAATCTACTTTATATTTCTTACTATCTAATCTAGCTAAAAATTCAAATAAATTTTCATTACGAATCTTAACATTTTGATCAAGTGATTTCAACTGATTCTGACCTAATATGCCACCTATTTCTGTATTGCGTACATTGTATGCAGCAAACGCAAAGATGAATTCCGGATTCAATTCTGGATATACTTTTTGATAGTTCTTTATCATTGGTTCTGAACCACATTCACGCACCATACCATGTGAACGAAGCATACGAAGAGTGTGATAAACATTCTCATCGTTGGTACATACCATGCCACCTTCAATGGTAGACATGTGATGTGCAAAGTAGAATGAGAAATTAGACATCCAACCAAAACTACCTAGTAATTTATTGTTGTGTCTAGCACCATGTGACTCACATACATCTTCAATTAATGGAATGTTTCTGATTTGTAATTCTGTTAGAAGTTTATCTGAGAGACAATCAAATCCTTGTGCATAGGTAAGAAATACTGCACGGGTTTTATCGGTAATAGCATTGAGTATGCCATTGGTATTCATACCAAGAGTATCTAAATCGATATCAACAAACACAGGAGTAAAACCACATTGAATGATGGAAGCAATATCGGATACCCATGTGAATGGCGGTACAATAACTTCACCACCTTCTGGATGTTTGATCTTGAGCATTGCCATTGACAAAAGATTAGCAGAAGCACCTGAGTTTACAAACACAGAATACTTTACACCCAACCATTTACTCCATGCTTCTTCAAAGGCACGGCACTCTGGACCATTGGTTAGTTTGGGGTTGTCTTTCTTTAGATGTTCGATTACCAAATCTAAATCTTCTCTGGAAATATTGTCACTCATCAATGGGTACTTCATAATCACCTCATAATAATTTTGGAACCCTCATAGTCAAAACTGAATGGTATCCATACGTTGATTTGTTTTAATGCATCTTTAATCTTTTGATGTGCATATGGTGGTGCAAGGAACATAAAGAAACCGCCACCACCTGCGCCCATCAATTTGCCGCCATATGCTCCAGCTTGTATTGCAGCATCGTATATACTATTTATGTTGCTATTTGAGACGCTATCTGTGAGAGTCTTTTTATAGTTCCACTGCTCTTGCAGTAACAGACCTATATCTTTGATTGAAGAACTAGATTCCTGTTCAAATACTCTGAGTGCTTCATTGGTAAGTTTTTGCATTTCTTCCAACGTTTGAACTGACTTACCTTCTTTGATAGAATCAACTTGTTTTTTTGCTTGAACTTCAGATAGTCTACTGATGCCAGAAAATCCTAACATGATATGTTGTTCTAAATCATCAACATAACTATCAGGTATTCTTAGGTCACGGACTTTGGTATTAGCACCAGATAACTCAAGAACTTTGATGCCGCCATATGCTGCCATGATTTGATCTTGAACACCTACAGACTCACCAATAACATTTTGTTCAATGTTGATTGCTTCTAATGCCAGTTCATGTGTGGTAAGTGGTTTACCAAGATACGTTTGGAGTGCGTTGATTAATCCAACAGTAAATGAAGAAGATGATCCAATGCCACTGCGAGCAGGAAGATCACCGTCATGAGTAATAGAAATACCATTAGGCACCTGTAAGTATTTTAGACATGCACGTACAGATGGGTGTTCTATTTGATCAAATGTAGGTACACTTTCTATCTTAGAATAGATAACTCGATTTGTATAATCGAAGTAAGGTGGCAGGTGCTTCACACTGATATAGCAATAGTTTGCCATAGCAGCAGAAATTAATTTAGTCTCATGTGATACAAACCATGAAGGATAATCTGCACCACCACCAAACAACGATAAACGATACGGTGTTCTAGAAATTATCATTCAATGTTTTTAGGATACTATCTTTGTTTAATCCTAATTTATTGAGTAAATACTCCCTACCACCATTTTCATACACATACATCTCTGGTATGGTAATTGTTTTAATTTTCTTTAGAATGTCAGCACCAGCACATGCTTCCATTACCGCAGCACCTAATGAACCGGATGGTGTCTGCTCATCAATAACAATTACACCTTTGGCAATGTTGATAGCATTCAGCAGAGTTTTTGGAAATGGTTTAGCATGAATCAAATCAACACCGAAAATCTTTTCTGGTTGTTCATCGTATGCTTTCTTTACAATGTGTGCCATCTTACCTGAACCGATAACAAGAACTTTATCTTCGGTAACTGTATCACTCATGACACGATAGTCTAGATCATTTATAAAATTAGTTACTTCCAATTCTGGTTGATCGTGGCGGTCAAAACGAATGTAAGATAACTCAGGTTTGTCTAACAGTTTCTTTGCTAATCGTCTTGCTGTGCCAGCATCTGCGGTAGTATAGATGTTGCAGTTGATGATAGAACGCAGACACGCAAAGTCTTCTGTGATGTAATGAGTTGGACCAGCATCAGCGTAACCAATACCAATACCTACTGACATGATACAGATAGGCAAATTCATCATACTTGGACCAGTTTTAATTTGTTCGATAGCACGGAGAGAGATGAATGGTGCCATCGCATAGCAGAATACTTTCTTACCTTGCAGTGCCAGACCTGTAGCAATATCAATCATTGCTTGCTCAGAGATACCACAGTGAATAAAATTCTCTGGATATTTTTCACGCAATATATCTAATGCTGCCGCACCAAAGTCAGCAGAAAGAAAGTAAATATCTTTATCTGTTTCTAACTTCTTGGTAATTTCTTCAATAAAAGCATCACGCTGTAGCATCATTAATCTCCTTACGGCACTGTTCAATTTGTTCTGGTGTAATAGCTTGCATGTAATGCCACTCAGGTTTGTTCTCCATCAATGAAAAACCTTTACCTTTGACTGTATTACATAAAATAATTTTTGGTTGATATGCTACTGCATCTAAAGCAGCAGCAATTGATTCTGGTTCGTGTCCATCAACTGAGTATAAATCAAATGGAAACCCCGTTAACTTCTCACGAATATTATTGAGCATCAAACAATCATCTGTCTTACCAAGAATAATAAGGTTGTTGATGTCAACAAAGATAGTCATGTTTTTGATTTGACGGTGAGCAACAAAAAGCAATGCTTCCCATGTTGAACCTTCATATAGTTCACCTTCAGAGATGACTGTGTAGATGTGTTGATCTGGATTTGCAATTGCCATACCTGCACCAACACCAACACCATGTCCTAACGAACCTGATGTCATATCAATACCAGGAATGGAAATGTTACCGAAGACACGAAGACATGATGGTAATCCTTTACCCCAATTGTCCCAATCTTCTTTTGGTAGAACACCAAAGTGTTTTAGTATAGGATATAATGCTACTGTGGCATGACCTTTACTAATCAATACTTTGTTGTTGAATTTGTTTCTACTATGATTGAAGTTCATATAACCACCATGATATAAAGTGGTTACGATATCAAGCATTGAAAATGTAGAACCTGGATGTCCTTGTCCCACTTCCACAAACTTTTCAAAGAGTTCTTTGCGGTATTCATTACCAATTTTTTTTATAAAACCACGTGCATTAGAATCCATTATTAATCTCCAAGTAACTTGCGTTTCAATTTAATCTGTGCCATTTGTTCGAGGTTCTGTCGTGAATCTAAACCAAATTTTGTTTCTACCAAGTCTAAGAATGGTTTATGTGAGAAGTATTTGTGCCATGCTTCATCACGGAACTTGAGAACTTCTGGACCAGTTAGAGTTTTGGTACGCAGTGGTCGGCAATCATAAGATAAGAAAGCATACTCTTCAAATGTTTGTGGTAGTTCCCAACCATTTTCCATAGCATCACGATGTAGTGCAGAACCTGGCAGTGCCATTGCAGCATAGAAGTTTGCATGTTCAGTATTCAACTCAAGTGCAAGGTCTAAAGTCTCTTGCATAGTCTCGTATGTATCTTCGGGAAATCCGAACATGTAGTTACCAAGAATATTAATACCCGCATCTTTGATATCTTTTACAATCTCATAGATGTCTACATCTTGAAACTTACCCTTCTCAATCTCAAGTCGTACATTACGATTACCCGCTTCGATACCAAGACACAACCAATTAACACCTGCATCTTTGAATAGTTTCAATTGATCTTTGCGAACTGAATCTACCCTTGCATATGCCCAAATGTTAAACTTCATGCCACGTTCAATCAGACCTTCTAAGATAGGCACATAGTATTTTTTGTTGAGGAAGAACATCTCATCAGTCAAACGGAGTGTACGCACACCAGACTTCCAAAGATACTCCATCTCTTTCAAAATTAATTCTGGTGACCAAAAACGCATACCTCTTGAATCGGATGCAACAGCAGGATCAAATGATGTGCGATTGACAATATTAATCATACAGAAACTACAACCAAAAGAACAACCTAACGATGTGGAGATTGCAGCAAATGGTGTACGACCTTCATCTTTAAAATAGTTATGCCAGTAATGAGCACGATACTTATTAAAATCTATCAAGTCCCATGCATAACCAGGCATCACACGATCCATGTCAGCAGTTTGTACAATTTCTCCTGGCGCACCATTTACTGGTAATCCATATGGATTATTGTTTCGTTTATAAACAAGTCCACGTACTGTATCCAAATCACTTTTCAGATTTGTTTTCAGTAAATCTAATAGACCATACACACCCTCATTGATAAAAACAAAATCAATAAATGGAGAACTGATTGTTTCATAGGGCATAGCCGATGCATGTGAACCAATGAAAACAATTTTAATATCGGGATGTGCTGCTTTGAGTTGCATGGCAAGAGCGGTAGCACCAATCATCATTGTGGTGCCAGAGTTTGGATTTTGTCCATAAAGAACAAACACTGCTAGTCTTGATTTGGTTGCGGCAATTTTATCTGCGGCAGTCATATCATCACACGGTTCAGCATCAAAGTCTAAGATACAAGGATCATATCCCTCAACACGAATTGCATTTGCTAATAGCAGTGCCCATGTTGGGGGTTCAATTGCTGCATATTTGTTTGCTAGACCTTGATATGCTTTAGCAGCACTGCTTGGAATAACAAAAGTTACTGTCTCACCTACCATAATAAATCACCTTTTTAATGTAGTGTTCTGTTCTTTATGTCTTCTATGTATTGAGTTAATTCTTCCATACTAAACGCTTCAGATTCTTCTTCAACTTCAGATTCTTCTTGTTGATCTTTGAGAAGTTGTTCAATCATTCCTTCAGACTTTTCCATTTCGAGCATAGTTTTAATTACAAGATTTTCGTAATACTCTATCATCGATTCTTTAGGATCAATAATAGTGACTATATCTGAATTGTATACTAGAGCATTATTGTCTTTGATTAGTTCTACTGGTAACCACGGCATCATCATCAACACAGTTTGACCAGTGGGCATACGACGATAGATTAATCTCATCGGATCAGCAAGAAGAACTGTTTCTTCCTCCTCTTCACCTATCATAGATGCCATGACATCTTCACCAGTTTGCATTCTTATAATTTTTACATTATGCATCTTTGACCTCTATGTTGTAGAATTTATATTTGAACTTTTCTTCATCATATATTTTAACTCTTTCAATGAAGTGTTTCAATGTAAAATTCACATGCTTACCTACACGAAAATCATCTGCAATATCAAACAGTACAGCTTCTTTTTTGTTGTCACCTATTCTAAGTCCACGACCAATCGATTGTAAGTTACGTACTCTGGATTTGCTTGGAGAAGCAAAGATAACGTTGTGTAAGTTTCTAATATTGACACCAGTACTAAAAGTACCATAAGACGCAACAATAATTGCATTGTTTTCTTTCTCCGTAATCTCTCTAACTGATTCCCGAATCTCTACATCAGTACCACCATACACAAAAAATACATGGCGGTTCTTTGCTTTCTCAACAATCATAGAATGTAATTGTTTACCATGTTTCTCAACCAACTGAAACAGTACTAAAGAATTACCCTCTAAGGATAGAACTAGATTACGAATGAACTCATTTCTTTGCTTGCTTCTTACTATATATCCTATCTCATTTAGATAGTCCCACGACTTAGATTCTTTACAGATAGCTTCGGAGTATTTTAGAACCAGACATTTGATTCTAAAATCTGCCAACTGTTTATTCTCAATCAGTTCGGATGTGGTTGTGGATTTAAATACTGGACCAAACAATCCTTCCAGAACTAACTTGTGGGTCTGTGTACCATCCAATGTTCCTGTACAACCAATACGATATGATGCATTGGTCAATCCTGTCATGATGGTAGTTAAAGATTTGGCTTTGAATAGATGAGCCTCATCCCCAAATACAAAATCAAACTGTTCAAAATATTCTGTGGGATTCTTATAGATAGATTGCCAAGTTGTTATGGTCAGAAACTTGTCAGAATCTTTATCTTTACCGGAGTATTGACGATGACAGAACTTATCAGAATCGTAACCGTAGTCTTTAAAGTCTTTGAACATCTGCTCAACCAAAGATGTTGTCGGAACAATAAGTAAACCTTTTTTATATCCCTGTTGTTGCAGATACCGAAGTATGATATATTGAATCAATGATTTGCCTGATGCCGTTGGAGATACCAACATCATTCGTTTCTCACGGACTGCACGGACAAATGCTTTTAATTGATAGTCCCTGACCTCATGTGGGAGAGATAATGAATCAACAAACTGTTGTGCTTCAACCAAAGAAAAATTTTCGGTGCAACTAATCTTTGAATCTATTTCTATTTTATAGTTTCGTTCTTCACAGAACTGTTGTATGTAAGGAACGACACCATGATAGATGGTAAGGGTACGAAGATCGGCTAATCGTATCTTCCCATCCCAAAGTTTATTGCGATACGCTGGCATGAACTGGTAGCCAGGTACATAAAAAGTAAAGTAGTCTTGAAGTTCTTGTGCTAAACTTTTTTCACATTCAAATTTTATAAATGCTTCATTCAGCTTTATTAGTTTTAAATCATGCACCCTGTATGAATCTTTCCCAATCAATAAATGATTTTAATTCCCATGCACGATTATTTAACTCCTTTAAAATAGCATTACAAACATCAACAATTTCTTCATGAAGTAATTTACTTGCCAAATACTTGTTGATATCTTCATCTGATTCAAGGTAATATGAGATGTCAGCTTTTAATGTGAAAGGAAAAGGTTCCCATCCATGCTTCTTTAAATCATCATCGTCAAGTTTACCAGTATAGTATTCCCACTTTAACTTCTTCATTCTGTTGTATTTAAACTCAGCATCCTTGGCTTGGAGCCTGTGATGTGATAGGATATTTAAATACTTACTGTGAAGTTTAGGGATTTCAATCAAGGCTTTGCCGGGTTCAGTTCTATCGATGATAGAATCGTTCCCCCACGCCTGTAATAATTCATCAAGCTTACTCATTTCGAACCTCCTACACGGAGTTTATCACATAGTTTTTATTTTGTCAAGTACTTTTTATTAATTTTTCTACATTAAAATAGGTAAACCTAAATGTAGCGTCTGCGGTAATGATTGTTTCTGGACTATCTGTTGCGCTGATGGTAAAACCAGACAACGATATGGGGAAAAGATTGATGAAGTTAAACTTAAAGTAAGGAACATTTGCTGCTGATAATAAGGTCACTGAACCATCAGAGAACTGTGGTGTTGTTGACTTAGCTGCTGAAGTAAATCTATTCAGTTGACCTAAGTTTTGATACTCTTCAAAGTTTGTTGGGAACGTCATAGCACGTAGCCAATCATGAACCTCCAACCAAGCTTTCAACTCCATGTCTACCAAGAATGTCACGTTCAAGGTATCATAGATGGCTTTCTCACCAGGAGAATACAATTCCACAAATGGATTGTTTACCGGAATCTCAGATGTAGATATGCCAGGTAACGTAATCATCTGGCAGAAGTATTGAATGTTTGGAATCCTAGAGAAGTTCAACTGAAACTTGTTCGGTTGATACATGTTAGGATTGGATGGATTTCTATTGAGTACTGTCATACGTATATTTATAAACAAAAAAAGAGACACCCGAAGGTGTCTCTCTAAAGTCCACTCTTAACGGTGGTTTTTAATTACATCAAGTTGGCAATACGGAATGCACGGTAGTAGTTATTCAACTGTGTATTCAGACCACCAAGACCTTGGCTTGTACCTTCAGCAAAAGGATTAGCAACCAGACCGTAACGAGTCTTGAAGCCGATCTTAGGCTGGAATGTACCAGTATCAACAGCACGAACCATTTGCAGAGGAACGTATGGGCAGTAGAAAATACCTGCGTCATATGCATTCGTACCTTTGTAACCAACAACAGCAAACTCGGAAGTTGAGCCAGTTGGGAAGTATGGATCGATGTAGACTTTGATACGACCAAAGATAGTACCAGCAAATGTGTTGCCAGTGTCATCAACAGTCAACGATACTTGACCTTGCAGAGCCGATTGATAATCGAGAATGCCAGCCATTGCCAGTGCAGATGCAACATCCGATGAACACATCATGATGTTACCTTTGCCGCGACGAGTCAGCTTGGCGATTTGATTAGCTTCACGCTCAATTTGGAACGCCAAACCTTTGATCTTTTCAACCATCCAACGACCATTTGAGTCGGTGTCAAGATTGAAAGTACCAGCAGTAGTTGTACCAGCTTGTGCGCCAGGCTTTGCTACTTTATAGATTGTACGGATAACTTCACGGTTGATCTCAGCCAGAATTTCAGCAGACAAAATGTTTGCCAATTCAGTCTCAGCGTCCAGACCATGAACTGCTTTCAAGTCTTGTGCAAGTTCCATCGAGTATTCAGCTTTCAAAGCACGTGTACGTGCAGTGACAGTTACTTTCTCGATTGAGAATGCCATTTCTTGGAATGTGTTACCAGCAGCACCGTCACCCAAGGCTTCAGCGGAACCAGTTGTCATTGCGCCAGTAGGAGCAGCGTTACCTGTGAACAGATAGTCGGTGGTGTTACCAGCAACAGTCATGCTCGAAGCAACGATAGCACCGTTAGCACCAGAGAATGCAGTGTTAGCTTCGTTGTAGAAAGCTTCGGTACCGCCTTGCGATGTATACTTAGTACGCATTGCGAAGATCAGACCAGTAGGACCTGTCATTGGCTGAACGCCGCAAACGTCATACGCAATCAGATTAGGCAATGAACGACGAACCAAACTGATAAGGATTGGATCGAAACCAGCAACAGGACCAGCAGCAGCAGCACCGCCGCCGAAACCACCTGTACCAGCAAAGTTAGTTGGGGAACCCGCTTCGTTCAGGATACCAGCTTCTTTCATCATCTCTTGAGCTTGGTTCTCAAGAATGACAGCGGTAACAGCTTTACGATAGGGGTCTTTAATAGGAGCCAAGTCTGGATGATCCAGAACCGATTCCCATTTCTTTTGTGTATGTTCAGACAAATACATTTGTATCTCCTTGATTATTTAAATTTTTGTTTTCGAAATCGCTTGCGATACCATTGCGACATAAGGGTCAGCAGCCACTTTCTTGTCTTCGGTATCTTCAAATTGCTCTTGAAGTTGTGACACATTCGCCTTCTGGATACCAGAAGGGAAATAGTTCTCACGCAATGTTTCGATCTTATCTTTGAACTCTTCCTCTGTGGAAAAGTCTACGCTCTCTGCGAGTGATTTGATTTTCTCTACTTGTGTTGCGGTTAAACCTTCACATACTTCGATTGTCAATTGTTCTTTAATAGCTTCTGTCAAAGCTTTTTTATATTCAATGTTAGTTTCGATTTCTTCGTTCAACTTAGTTTCGAGGTCTTCTACTTTAGCAGCCAACTCTTCAACTAGGTCAACTTTGTCTTCGGGAACATTGATATAATTTTCTGCAAACAGATTACGCAGACCAGCAATGAAGTCTTCAGTGATCTCAGAACGCAGACCGCTTTCAATAGCGATTTGATTCTCTTCCATCCACTGTTCTACTACGTAACTCAGGTAGTCATCTACCTTCTCTGTTAGATCAGATTTGATTGTCTCAACTGCTTCTTCGAGCATGTCTGCATATTGAGATTCGATTTCTTCTTGAATTTGTGCAACACGGTCAATGACACGTGCTTCGAAAATTGTTGATGCTTTAGCTTTGAAGTCTTCTGAAATGGTAGAATCGTCGCCAAACAAAGAATCAACATCTTCTTTCATCTTTTTCTTCATGACTTTCCAAGCTTCTTCAACTTGCTCTTCATCATGGTCTTCAACTTCTGCAATGACTTCTTCGTCATCTTCAGCTTGTTCCATAGTAGCTTTACCAGTACCTAGCTTCAACTTACCGTCACCCAATTGAGTGTCAGAAGAAGCAGAAGAGGACTTAGTTGTTGGAGCAGTTGCAGACTTGGCACCTTTGGTTACGTCGATTTTATTCGAGTTGTCCATAGGTTTAGAATCTTGTGGTGTGGGGCCACCCATGTCTACCACAGTAGAACCTTCGGGTTTTTGCATTGGCATAGCAGATGCAGACTTCTTGCTACCTGCAAGGATTTCTGCCGCTGCTTCCATGAGTTTGTTTGTTGCCATTGGATATCTCCTTATGATTTCTTATTTATAAATTTTAAAGTTTAGATAGGTAATTTTCAAACAGTTTGAGCGCAACTTCCTCTATCTGACGGGAAGATGCAGCACGGATTTGTCTCTTAGCGTTGTCGTAATCCACCTCAACAAAACGACCTTCGACAAACAACCATTCTTTGTTTTCCATAATACCCTGAACGAATGCACCTGGAGCCGATGGATCAGCCACGATGTCTGCTGCTGTAGCCAAACGCAAATCGTCTTGCACCAAGTTATAACCCTCTTTAGTCATGACAACAGAACCCATAGCGCGAGAAGATACACCAAGATTAACCCCTGAATCGATAAAGCTCTTAACAATTTGACCATATGGTGTCTCCAGTACAAGTGCTTTGCCTCGGAATGTGTTACCATCTTCTACAAGACTTACAATCTTATGTGACACACGCTCCAGATTTAATGATGGAGTGTCAGGATGACCGAGTTCACCAAGAGCACGATTGGTAACAATATAATCTTTGGTATAACGTGCAACTTCTTGGCGCAATGTATCCATTTTGTACATGCGGTTGTTACGATTGACTTCATCGCCAACCAGAAAACGACCTTCAATGTACAAATTTCGTTTACCACTTTCGGTGGTTTCGGTAAGATACTTTACCTCTTCTATATGTTCTTTAATTAACTTCATGGAATAGAAACTCCTGTGTATGGATCAACATTATAAGTTGCAACCTTGGCAACTTCCATAACAAAAGAACCACCTGTAGTGATTGTGATTACCATGCTGCTACCATTATTGCTATTAACAGCAGCACCAAAATCATCAAAACGCATTTCACCTGCACTGTGTAGAGCAAGTAACGGAAAACCATTTCGTGAAAGAGTAATGCTGCCGTTGGTAGACCAAGAGATTCGTCTAATGTCGGCAGCAGATACTGTTTCGGTGGTTGCATTCGCCCTCAGATCAGTGAGGGCAATGGTGGCAGTGCCAGCATCGCATCCTGTGATGATCGATGAACCTCTTAATGTATTAAAAATTTGAAATGCCATTTTACTTTAGTCCTATAGATGATCTACGGCGCATTGACATCTTCCTTTTAATCAATGTACGCCTAAGTTTTGCTCTTCTTGTCGTTTTCCAAGAACGTTTTAACTTACGTGCTTTTGCTAATCTAACTGTGGCAGGAATTCTTCTTACAGTATTCCCTGCCATCTTATAACCTTTAAGTCCAGACCTACGAACATTACGTTGAACTACGATTCGTCCTTTATTACTTCTACGAATACGTCTACGAATCTTTTGTATACGACCCATCTTTACTATATTTGGATTGCGTTTAGTTGCCTCATCCAAATCTTCCCACTCAACTTCTTCGAACATTGCATCAACAACAAACGGCTTTGCCTCTTCTAACTTCTGTGCAACAAGTTCATCCAGACGAGCAAAGATAACTTCTCTAGCTTCTTCTAACTTAGAGTTTAAAATGTGTTCTACAAAACTCATAAGTCTTTTTAAAACTTTCTTCGGTTTCTGTTAATTTTTCTACGAACTTTTCACGGTTCTGCTCTGTTAACTTAGAATATGCATACAAAATATGCTCAATCATAGATGTATCAAGTTCAATTAATACACCATCACTAAGTTCTACAGTCTGTTCTTCTTTTTCTTCTTTAATTACTTTTAATTGTTCTATAAAATTCTCAGCTTGTATTGGAGAATTAAAGGCTGGACCATAAGGAACACTAAAGTATTTCCTTAACTTGTCACTCCAGTAAAGAGCAATACGTGTACCGTCAGGATAAAGACGAACTGCTTTCCTTCGGATTACAAGTACGACAGGAGGATCGGGAAAAGCCATGTTATCTACTGCGGCTTCCTTTAACTTATCCTTTTTACCTTTTGTGTATTCCAATTTCTCTCCAGTTTTATCGCCAATTCTAATGCGGTGTGCTTTAATTTTATAACCAGCTTTACTGATTTTAAAATTAGCAGAACTTAAAACACCTTCATTAAAATCTTCTAAAGACTTCATTCTTCTTCTGAGACTTCTTCAGAATCCTCTTCAACTTCTTCGGCATTCTCTTCACCACCAAAGATAGTTGTAGCTAATTGTTGCTTATGTGCTTGCAATGCTTCAAATGCTTTAGCAGAAAGTACACTATCTAAAGTGTCTTTGGCTTCGGCATTATCACCAGCGGCAATTTGATTAATAAAATTTTGAATGTCCATAACGACTCCTATTTACGCTTTTTATTTATGCTGACCACAGACTTGTTCACTTCATCATCTAAACCAGGTGTCAGTGACTCTTGATCTTCATCATTATCAACTGTGTTATCTTCAGGTTCAGCTTGTTCATTACCTTGATCGGGAGCCTGACCCATCACTGGACCTTGCATATCATCAGGTAATGAATCTTTTTCTTCTGCAATCTGTTCATCCATCTGTTCAATCTCTTCATCTGTCATCATCAGAATCTTGTTCTTGATGTAATGGTTGGAAAAGTAACGACCAATATATGGATCAATCAACTGCAACATCTGTAAACGATTCTGCAACAACTCTGCTGCACGGAGTTCAGTAAAGTTATTATCTTTCTGGAAGTCATAGTAGATATCTTCTTTGAAATCTTCCCACTCTTCCGATGTACAAATACCTTTGAGTACCAACTGTGTACGCAAAGCATAATCGAATAACTGTGTAAACTTATTACGAAGTCTGGTAACAAACTTGGCAAACTTTAATTCGTCACGGGTAACTTCTTGTGAACGACCCATACCAGCAAAGCCGCCACCGCTGTCTTCAAGGCGTGAATAGGGTACATTCAGGCACTGTAATAGTTTCTTTTGGAAGTATTTAACATCTTCTAGCTCACCAAGGTTTTGACCTGCTGGTAGTGTCGTAATCTCTGTACCTTTACCACCTTCACGGCGGGGCAACCAGAAATCTTCCAACATAGACATATGCTTACGTTCATCACGAAGTTCACCAGTGTTAGCATCGTAGACCATTTTGTTACGGTACTTGACCATAACATCGCGGAGATATTGTTCTGCTTTACCTTTAGGTAAGTTACCAACATCGATATAAAATATACGGCGTTCTGGTGCACGACTAATACGATAGATAACAATCGCATCTTCAATCATTCTAAGTTGATTGAGTGGTTTGATTGCCTTGTGTAAATATGAAATGACAAATGTATTCTTTGCATCCATCAAGCCAGAGTTCACGTTGATGATTGAATCTGGTGCAATACGAATGCCTTGACCTACATTTGATGTAAATGTTTGAGTTGTCTGTCCCTTATCATTATAGACATAATACTCTGCGGTAGATACAATAATCTGTGCGCCTGTTTTTGGATCACGATCTTTTTTAATCTCACGCACTTTACGAATCTTACGTGGATCAATGTATCTTAGTTCTTGTATACCTTCTTTAGGATTCTTATCGTTGACAATAACATGATAGAACAATCGTCCATCAATGTACCAACGTTTGAATAAGTCATCTGCAAGGTTAGAAAAGTTCAACATCTTTAAGACGTTTTGAAACTCTTCATTGATTTTCTTCTTAATTGATTCAGGTTGTTTGAGATTATCCATTACAATATCACAAACTTTACCTGCTTCATCATGGGAGATTGCTTCATTGACAATCTCATCGATTGCCATATCTAATTCAGGATGATTGGACATCTCACGGTAACGAGTGATGAGTTCGATTTCATTACGAACCGAACCTTCCAAGTCTACATACGTACCGTAATAAGCATTTTGAGTGACGGTAACTGCACCGTCATCAATAGCAGCAGTAGGCAGGGCAAAAGATGCCTGTTCAGGTTTTTCTTTCTGAACGACATCCTTTGTGCCTAGTGTAAAGCCGAATAATTTTATCGCCATTATTTTTTCATTCTAAAGTATTAAAAGTTGGGGAAAGTCCCCAACTCTTAGACCACGCCACTTGCTACTGATTCCCACCACTGGTAGGTCAAAGTAACAGAGAAATCTTCAATCGCGTCATTTGAACCCCAATCAACATCAATTGGAGTGATGTCGGTGGGGAACAATCCTACAAATTTATATTGTTTCAAAGCTGCACCAGCCTTACCGTATTGTGTAACTTGACCATCTACGGTATAACCTAGTGGTGTACCTGCAACTGGATTGCGAATATTTAGATTGTGGCTATTGATACCATTCATCCAACGTTCAAAAGCATTACGAACAGAAAAATCTTCATCGTTGATGATAGTTACTGTCCAATCTGCAAAGGTACGATTACCCGCAAACTTTAATTCACGACCAAAGTACGACACAGGAACAGAGTTAACTGTTGAACCTGGAAGTTGTGCAGTCTTACACATGAAAGTCATCTTAGTTTGTGCGTTTCCTGGCAAAGAGAATGCAGGAAACGGCATACTAACCTCAAATAGATTGGGACGGGCACCGTCACCTTCTAACTGAGAACGGAATTGATTTACATTAAATGCCATTTATTTTCTCCTGTTTCTCTTTATTTAGAACTTCCCTACAACTTCATTGAACTGTACGCCAGTACGAACTGCGACAAAGTTCAGTTGGATGAAGTTGATGGAACGTGCTGGTTTAATATAAATGTCACCAATAAACTGATTCGAATCAATTACCTGACCAGTATTGTTTGTTTCATCGCAGACAACACGGAAGTCTGTGATACCACGGCGACCTTGTACATCACGCAGGAATGGTTCTACAATTGCTACGAACTGAGCACGGGTAAATTGATCATTGAATTCAAACAATGAGAAACGTGCTGCACGGCTAATTGCTTTCTCAAGTACAATGAACAAACGACGAACATTGATACGATCAAATGCGCTTGGTTTAGCAAGCATAGTTTTATCGCCGAACAGAACTGTACCTTCACCTGGGAAAGAAACAACTGGATTGATACCTGTTACATACAGAGTATCACGATCAGTTTTAGTTGGGTTCCAAGCAAGCTTAACTACGTTCTTAATTACACCACGATTCAAACCACCTGGTGAAAACCAAGGATCGCGTTCAGTATCTGTACGAACACATAGACCAGCAATGTCACCGTTTAGAGGAATCCAACGATACAAGTCTGCATATTTGTCGTATTGATATTTGTAACCAGAATCGATTACAGCATACGAAGATGATGTCAAACTATTACGGAATGCAACGGCTGCTGCTGCCTCACTACCTGGATTATTAACAACACTTGCCTTAGTTGGCGAAATGAATGCTACACAATCTTTACGTGATTCTGCAATATTGCTGATGACATATGTAGCAATTGTTGAGTTACCTGTACCTGTAACACACAAAGCAATATCAACTGATTCAGAATTTTTAAATAAATCCCAACCAGTAGTAATTTGTGATGTGCCAATAGTACCATCGGTACCACCAGACAAAGAGAACGTAACGTTGCTTGTCAGTGTTTTAAATGCGGAATTGTTTGCAGTTGAACCCCATGCAGTACCTGTACCTAAATTAGCGGTAGCTGGATGTGCCAACCAATGAATGTATTGTGACTGAGCAGCAATTACATTCTTATAGTAACTTGAATTACCCGAATCATCTTTTGCATCAGATGCTTTAGATACGAATGCATATTTTTCAAGAACTGTATTTGCTGTTCCTGAGAATAAACCGTCTTCATCAATGACTACAATATGAACTTCATCGTTTGCATTACTATTACCTTTGCTGGCAACATAAGATGATGTGTTTGGTGTAGCAGTAAATTGAGAAGCATATGTCCATCCAGCATATGAACCACCATCTGCCATAGAGACTTTGAGTGAGTTTCCTAATGCGCCAGGAAAACGAGCAGCCCAACCATTATTGAAACCTGCTGAATTGCCTTGTTGATTTGCTGTCCAATCGTCACTATTTTTAATTAACATACCAGTGCCAGTATTTGCCGTGGCATTGTTTGAACCTGTATTGTCTACTGCACGAACTACTTTTAAATTGTTACCGTATGCAAGAAAGTTTGCGGCTGAGAACCAATATTCATAATTTGTACTGTCTGGTTTACCAAATTTACTTACTAGACTAACTTCGTCTGAAACTGTGGTAACTTCACTGCATGGTCCCCAAGCAAAAGGTCCTACTGTTGCGCCAATAGAAGTAGCAACGGAAGGTATAACTGTAGTCAGATCGATTTCTGATACGTTTACACCCGCTGATAATTGAAATGCCATTGGATTTCTCCTTTAATTGTTTGGGTCAATTGTCTTTATAGTCTATTTAGTTTTTTATAATCTTGACCTTGGGAAACCACGCTTTTCGGCGTATTGCCACCTATCCTCACCGTCATCAAAGACTTCTTCCTGCAATCCATTGTCCACAAACCCAAACGGGGTCATGGATTCGTCAATCAACATGTTGTTTTCCTCCAGCATCAGCTTGCGAATGTCGATGTTTGTGGAATCTTTGAAGTATGATTGTGCGGTTAGCCAAGCGAATAGAACTAAACCCATGACAATATCGTCGTTGTGTCCTTCTTCGGCGGAGTATGTGTCACGGATTCGGACAAACGTATTCAATTCTGCTATTGTTTCAAAATCATTAATTAATAATTTGTTATTTTCTATTAGCGTTTTTAAGTTGGCACAGCCAATCTTTTTTACTGATTTCGTGGTACGAACACCAAAAGAAACAGCACGTTTGAAGCCAGAAGATATGCTCTGACCCTTAATATGATGGTGTTCTAGCTTGTAAATGTTTTCATATTCCAAGTCATAATGGAGAATGTCCACGACCTGCTGACCAATATTGTTGGTTTCAATTAAAACAAATGCTTCATTGTATTTTTTGGCAACTGAATAGATTACTGTTGGTAAAAACAATAAAGGAATTTTATTGCTTCGGTACCTAGCCACCTGTCTATAGGGGGCTTCAGTGGCATCGACAACATTAATCGTTGAGTAATCTTGTTCTACACCCTCAGCGCAATCAACTGTAGCAATATAAATCCTACCCGGTTTCGGTTCAACAAATACTGCCAAGTCATCTTGGGTGTACAATGGTTCATGAAATGCCATTGAACGCAACTTGGTTCCAGAAATAAGTGTTGCCGATGAACCAATAAATTCGGTTTCAAACTCTTGTCGGAACTGTTCTTCTGATGTGTTCCGTATGGTTTCTTCTTTCCATTTGGCATCCCTGCCTGGCACCATAGACCAATGAACTTCTACGGGCTTGTATGTGGAACGATTTTCGATAGCATCTGACCACATCTTGTAGAACAAATTCAAACCATTTGGTGTTGATACAATGATAACTTTAGAAGTTTGACCAGACGAGATAACAGGATACGTTGATGTAAAGAACTCAACCGCCATGTTGTGTGGAACGAAAGCAAATTCGTCCAGAAAGATTAAGTTGTATGTACCACCTCGAACACCCGCAGCCGATGTTGCATATGCAAAT